AAAGAATCGATCTTCGTTTTCAACTTCAGCTGCATCAAGGATTCGTTTCGCTTCAAGGATCTTTGCCAAAGTCATACCGGCAGTTCCCGCCTCGGTAATTTTTTGACCCGCCGGCAAAGCGACAGAAGATCCCGCGTCATCGGTCGCGTTACCAAGAGCTGCCGTAATGACCAAATCGTCGATTGCTCGACCCATTGCCCATGCGCCGGCTTTCGTATACGCGCCTTTCGGATCAACCAACATCCGAACTCCATCCGTCCAATCGTGCATGGTCGCCCAGTGGTAGTCGGACAAAGTCGCGACTCTTCGTGAGTGAACCATTTCCACGTTCGGAGTATCGGTGTAGCGAGTTGTTTTGGCTACTGCGGCGGTTTCACCGAGTCGCTCAAAATTCACTTTTTCCGAATCAACCGTTTTCGTGAAAACGATGGGACGCATTTTTGAACCTTGCTGTTGTGCAAGTTGCATAACAGCATCTTGATACTGTTGTGCATACCACTTGTTGCCTGAGTAGGCCATGATGTAATCCTCTAAAAAAGAAATAAAAAAACCGGCAAATGCCGGCTGACTTTTTTTCGAGGAGCTACCCTTTCGGACTCGTCTACGTTTGCCCTCGTCAGGGATGACCTACCCGGTCACCGGGTTTCGGACGCTGTCGCGCTACCCGAGACCGAGCTTTCTTTCAAAAATATCTGGCTCGGCGTCATCATCAGACAAGTAAGCTGCCTGATAAAGTTTTTGAACTTTGTCCACCGCTGCATCATGTGCAGGATTGTCAAGATCGTTATAAGGATGCGCTGCGTTGCCTAAGATCTCATCGATCTGTTCTTTGGCTTCTGTGGGCGTCATACCCGCATTTTGTTTTCCACCAACAGACATTGCGGGATCCTCAGAGAAGCCTCGACCGATTTCAGCAAAAGCTTTGATTAGTTTTACGTTGTTGCCCAATCCACTGCCGTTAATCTCTTGCAGCAGTTCTTCACCACCGAAATGACCAATCGCAGATTTCGCATCTTGCAGCTTGGAATCGAACGCCTGACCCCAATCGTCTTTCAAAGAAGACAATGAAGCGTTCATTGAATTGTTTCGTTCATGGGTGGCAGTCGTGACACCGTCATTCATCCAGTTCACTAAATTATTGGCTTGACTGTTGTTGAGGCCAATCTCATGCAGCTTTGCCAACAACGCACCTTCAGCTTCGCTTGCTTCAGCGCCTTCGGGTCGAGTGATTGAATATGCGTCAGCTGACTCTGGGCGACCCATTCGGTTATAAAAGGCCGACCAATCTTCTGCCTCAGAATCCTCAGACGGAATTCTTGCAACGCCGGGAACATTAGTAAGCTTCTGATTAAAGTCGCTCCAAACGTCCTCGCCGGCATCTTCGCCGGGTATCCGAATGCTGCGGCCTATATATGACTGTGCATCGGAATATGCTTTCGCAAGGGTGTTTACGTCAGGAATATCTTTAAGTGATCCAGACTCGCGCAAATCTTCTGGTAGTGATTCGCGCCAAGTGCCACTGCTAGTGTTTTCAACTGGTGCTGCTTCTTGAGTGAGAACGCTTTCTTCGCTCATATTAGTTATCCTTTCGGGCTAAGTTGATTAAGAAATTGATCGCATCCCTCTGCCCTTCGTGGAAGGCAGTTTGGTACGGATCTCCGGGGGTGTGAGAGGTACGCAAAACGTACAACTCGAATAACGCTTCCATCACTAACTCACCATCAGGCGAATCGATGATCTTGCGCCATTTTTTTTCTAATGTATCGACTGGGATCATTGACCGGTCACACCGGCGACAACACCCGCCATCGTGTCAGGATTAACTTGATCTACTGCACCGGCAACTTGTGCAGCTTGTCCGGCTTGATCAAGACCCATCTGCTGCTGCATCATCTGTTGCTGCTGCGCGGCTGCTTGTTCGCGTTCCATCTTCAGCTGCTCCATTTCTTCTTCGGAGCGCATGACTTCACCCGGAACGCCAAGACGTTTGGCAAGCATTCTTCCCATCTTGGAAAAATCAACAACGTCCATTACCGTAGGATCAATCTGCATCACTTGAGCTAACTGACCCATCCAACGTTCCACGGCGAACACTTCATCCATCTTCTGCGCTCGCGCTAACGGCGAGACATATTCGACATCAAGCTTGTTACCGCCTTCGAGTAATGACGCGGGAGGCTCGGCAAATGCGCCGGCTCGGAACATCACCATAAACACGCGCTGAATCAGCGGGTTTAGGAATTCGCTCTGGAGTCGGCCCACGACCGGCCCGAGGATCTGTTGCATCAGCTCCATGCGCGCCCGGACTTCGGTTGCGGTCATGTTCGGGCCTTCACTCAGTTGAAGCTGATCATTAAAGAAAGCCCGGCGAATATTTGTGATGAGTTCAGCAGACTTGATCTGCGTCACATTCCACTGGGTGCCGTTCTGCATCGGTCGGACACCGTTGATGTCACGGACGTAAGTTAAACCGCCGGGGTCGAGTCGAAGATCGCCGATGATGCCGTTGTATGCGGCTAACGTCGGAGGATCGATATTCTTTTCCCATGCGCGCAGCTCGAACAACTTGGCAGCGTTTAGGGTGCGAATGTCGGCTCGCGCCATCATTGCAGGGCTGAATCCGTAAACATCGCCGGAAAGCTTAGACCATCGAGGCACCATCCACGGACACTCGTAGTAGCCGTCTTCGCGAATTAATTTTTTATCGTGAACTTGAACCCAACACGACGCCCACGGTCGATCTTTACCCGGCGCCATGTCAACTGGCTCAACGCCTTCGCGTGGATAGACGGCGTGAATAAACTCAAACTCTTTGTCGGGTTTATTTTCTAACGCTCTTTCAATTGTTTCGCCTAGATTTTCATCAGGGAAAAGCTGCCTTGCTTGACGCGCTGAGAACTTTAAAGTGCGGTAGATAGTATCAACCACACCATCAACGTTTTCGGAAATTGCAACTTCACTCAAATGAACAGTGCGAAAATTTAATGAATCTTGGTTTTCAACCTTATTAGTTTCAACCTTCATCGCGGCGGTGCCAAAACAACAAAGGTCAAGGTACAGCTCGTTGACTTCAGAATTGAAATTAGATTCTTCTAGGCTTTTATAGATTCGATCAACCGAGTCTTCAAGCCACTCAATCGCAGCGTCATCGTCATTTAACTGATCGTCACGGTAGCGAATTGAAAACCAACGACCGCTAGGCGCTGTTAGCGCGCCGTGGAGACCGGACGCAAGGGTTTGGTTAGAGCTGATCGCCGTGGAGTCATAAATATCCTCGTCGCGTTTATCGCCGCGAGTTCGCTCCGTAAGGAAATCAGCTTTAGTGGGTAGGACAAAATGCCCGACCTCATCCCAGATGTTTTCCCAGTTCTCGCGACCTGACTTTAATTCTTTACAGCGCCGGATGATTTGTTCGGGTTCCGGTGAGATCCCTTTTTTGCCATAAGCTGCCATTACGATAGCTCGGTCACTAGAACACCCGAGTTCATTTCGTCATCATTGAGGCCAGTCGAGCCGGTTTGGACAGTGCTTTGAAATCCGGTTTTAGCCGATTGCGCCCTTCTCCAAGCAAGATATTGATCATAAGTTTGAACTTCGGGTGGCGCGTCGGGCCACGGACTTTTCGCGACGGTCGAAACGTCTGCTTGTGCAGTCGCAACTGCGGTTTCTGTTTCCTCGATTGCATCGTTTACAGCAGCACTTGAGGTGGATCCACCTGACGCCGGAGCATAGCTTCGGGTGCCGCTACTACTACCGCTGCTGCGGCTGCCACTACCGCCGGATCCACCGCTACCGGTCGAAGCGGCTGCAGCTGCTGCTGCGGCTTCAGCTTTTTGGGCGCCAAAATCCTCAATGGTGACAAAGCCGCCGCCGTCACTCCCTGCAACAGATCTAAAATTTAAAGAGCCGGGGCTTGTCTCATAAAAAATTTCACCGCCCGGCCCTTGAATACCTCTCGAACCGCGCTTGGTCATGTAGATGCTGACCCTGTTTCGATCACTGACTGAATTGCCGCCGACCGTACCGCCAGATATAGCGCCGGTTCCTTCGTAGGATTTGTTTGGGTTGCTGCCGAATATCTTTCCGCTGCGTCTTGAGTCGTAGAGTTCGCCTTTAGTGGTGTAAACGCTCGAACTTGTTGGCTTATCGTCAGGTAGCGCGGAGGAAACTGACTTCGCTCGAGAGGTGCTTTGAGGCTGATTCTTGGTTGCCTGATAGTGCGAGGTGCCTTGATAAGCCGCCATCGAATAGCTTTCGGGAGACCAACCAAGCTGTCTCGCTCTTGAACTCCACTGATCGTAAGTTTTTGCCATATTTCTCTACGCTATTGCTCGCACCACCCGAGTTGGTCGGTGCTGTTGAATGTGACCCATTTCATCCCAACCCATGCAGAACGTACGCATCGCGTCAGCTGCGTGGGATGACCAGTCGTGAACTGGTTTGGGCTTCCACGTTTGGTTTCTTTCGTCAAAGTCTTTACGGTAGGCCGCGAGACAATCGATGCCGTGACCGCACTGCTCCTCGTCGAAGACGAGTCGGTTGAACATTGCCCGGACGCAGTTGATGCCGTCATCGACCGGCGCTTTTCGGACAACCGTAAAAAACAACCCTAGATCCCGCGCCATCTCGATGCGGGTCTTGCCACTGCTGAAATCGCGAGCTGCGATGTCATGTGGCGCAAAGTGTTCGCCGTATGTGTAACCCTTCTCTTTGATCAGGTTGACATAGAACGGCAACGCTTCGCCGGCGTGTTGTTCGTAGTCGATGACATGAATTTCTTGATCGACCACTTGCATAAACCAGATCGCGGTGCTGTCGCCAATGCCGATGTCCCACCCGGTGTAGACCGGAAAACCGGCCCGGTGCGGAACCGGCTTGATGCGGTTCATGGCGCGAGCTTTGTCTAGCTGATCGCGGTAGTAGGCGCCCGGCAGAGCTGCGTCCCAACTGCAGAAATATTCAGACTGAATTAGCTCCTCGGGCATCCCTTCGTCGCGTTCGCGTTGGATCGCTTCGTCATCAAGGAGGTTAGTGTCCTCGACTGATAGTTTTTGAACGAACCAGTCGGGGTTCTTCTCAGCCATCGTGAACAATCGCCAACCGTGGTTTCTGCCACGCGGGGTGTAGTTGAAAACAGCCCACCCTTCGTTGAGGGCTAGGATCGGTCTGATCAGCTCCCAAGCTTTTGGGTTTTGCAGACTGTACTCCGAGAAGACCACGCCAACCGGGTTGGTTCCGACGATGCTGTCGATGTTGTCGGTGCCGACTAACTGAATGATGCTGCCGTTGCCGAGGGTGACACGCATCTCGGTGTTGTTGAGGCTGCGCGTGATCTCGTTGGGGATGTGGTCGAGAAACCGCACCCCCTCATTGCTCATGCCTGACCAAATGACCTTCTTGGCTTGGTTATACGTCGGTAGACTATAGAAATATGTACCTTTACGCTCAAGAGCTTTCTTGATTGTGAGGTTCCACAGCGTTAGGTCTTTGCCGGCTCGCCGATGCCAGACTAAACAAGCTCTTTTGTAATCGTTATCAAGCGCCGCAAAGATCGGTATTTGGTAATCCCTAGGACTATATTTGTAGGGAATTTGTATTTTTGACATTCAAACTCGGGAATTTGAAAATATTTTTGTGTGACTCCCAATACATATGATGGGGCGGTCACGTTTCGGGGGGTGGGGGGTCGTTTTTTGACGCGCGAGAGACCCCTCCCCCCCACGTTTTTTAAGGCGCACAACCCTGACTAGGTCGTGTCGACGCTGATAACGTCCTGTTTTCTATGACTTTTTGTTGTTGGACGCGACGAGTTGTGGGCTAAATGATTCAATTTCGACACCATCGGCGAGCTGACCTTCATCAAAACTCGAAGATCCGTCGTTCCCGATGCCGCCTTTTCCCAACGCATCCGGCATATCGAATTTGGTCACGCTAACTTCCAGATCTTCTTGGTCAACGTTAGTCACCATTGAGTGATGAAGG